TAGTTGGGTTCATTACATAGATTTGCGTGGAGCAAATGGAACACAAAAAGAACATATGGAAATTGCACATAAATGTGCGGTAGTAATCGCAAAAATATTTCCATTAATAGAAACTATTAATGATTAGTACTTGCAAAATAATAAACAAGAGGTTATAATAAACATATGGCAACACTATACACTGATGAATTACAAAAGTTATTTCTAGAGTTTATGATAACAGACCCTGAGCTGTTTGTACGTACTAGAAATATTGTGAGTCCTAATTATTTCAGCAAGAAATATTATGATACTGTAGAGATGTTTCAAGAACACGCAGAGAAATATAAAACATTACCTACTGCTGACCAAGTCAAGGCAAAGTGCGAACTTGAGTTAAAGATGGTTCCTGATTTAGATGAACCACAGAGAGATTGGTTCTTAGATGAGTTTGAAACATTTTGTAGACACAAGGCACTTGAAAAAGCAATTATTGAAAGTGCTGACTTATTAGAGAAGTCAGAATATGGACCTGTTGAAGAAATGATTAAAGCGGCAGTTCGTATTGGTCTAACAAAAGATCTAGGTACTGATTATTTTGAAGATCCTAGAGCTAGATTAATGAGATTGAAAGACAACAACGGAACAATAAGTACAGGTTGGAAAACACTAGATAGAAAATTATATGGCGGTATGAATAGAGGAGAGCTTAACATATTCGCTGGAAGTTCGGGTGCTGGTAAGAGTTTATTCTTACAGAATCTTGCAATCAATTGGGTAGAGCAAGGACTTAATGTCATATACTTTACATTTGAATTAAGTGAAGAATTAAGTGCAATGAGAATTGACTCAATGACAACAGGTGTTCCAACTAATGAAATATTTAAAAACATTGACAAAGTTGAATTAGACGTAAGAATGAAAAAACAAAAACTTGATGGAAACTTTCAAATTAAGTATATGCCTTCGGGATCAAATACTAATGATATTAGAAGCTACATCAAAGAGTATACTATACAAAGAAAGGTTGCTCCGGACGTAGTGTTAGTTGATTACCTAGATCTTATGTTTCCAATTAATAAAAAGATATCTCCAGCAGATATGTTTATCAAAGACAAGTTTGTATCAGAAGAATTAAGAAACTTTGCTGTAGAACAGCAAGTAGTGTTAGTTACAGCTTCACAGCTTAACAGAGGTGCTATTGAAGAAGTAGAATACGACCAAAGTCATATTGCAGGTGGTATCAGTAAGATCAATACTGCTGACAACTTGATTGGTATATTCACAAGCAGAGCAATGCGAGAACGTGGAAGATATCAAATACAGTTAATTAAAACAAGAAGCTCCGGTGGAGTTGGGTCTAAAATTGATCTAGCATTTGATATTGATAGATTAAGAATCACTGATCTAGATGAAGATGATGAAGGTTCAATGGTATTACCAAGCTCTGGAGAGTCAATTGCACAAACATTAACTAAAAGAACTTCCATAGTTAAAGACAAAAGTCCAGCAAGTGTAGTAGCAGAGAAGACTGAAGTTGCTAAAGATCTTCGACAACTATTAAAATCACAGCGTCAATCCTTTGATGATTAAAGTAAAATGGGTATTAATTTACGTATTTGTTACATAAATACAAACGAGGCAAGGATATGAAGAAAAACACACGTTCTATATTGGAAGAAATCAGCAGAGTAGTACCTAGCTATGACAAGAATAACATTGTCGAGTCAAGAGCCAATCACGTAATTACATCTGCAATTAATTTAACAAGAATGATTTATGAATCATACGATGAAAGCACGGCTGAAGACCTGTGCAAACGATTTGTCAACAGTATTAAAAGCCAAGATCCAAAGAAGTTCGAACGTGGAATAAAAAAGTTGAACGAATCTAATGAAAGCTAATGATATAATAACAGAAAACACAAATCTTCATCTTACACATCTTGAAGATTTAGCGTTGTTCCAAGGTAAAGCTGGAGCAATTAAGGCCATTAACTTTCTAAAGAACCTATCTCAACTAGCTAAATCTAGCAGTGCCAAGAAATTTAACGTTACTATTAAATGGGATGGATCACCAGCATTATTTTGTGGAATAGATCCTAGCGATAATAAATTTTTTGTTGGAACAAAGGCAGTATTCAACAAAGGTGCTAAACTTAATAAAAGTTTAGATGATATCAACAACAACCACCCAGATACTATACAAAAAGGTGAAAACCAAGATAAAAGCGGACTACGAAAGAAGTTGAGTGTTGCTTTTACCGAATTATCTAAATTAGGAATACAAGGTGTATTGCAAGGTGATTTACTTTTTACAAGAAGCGATCTAAAGTCAATCTCGTATAAAGGTGAACCTTATATTGCTTTTAAACCAAATACACTTACATATGCAGTTCCAAGTAGCAGTAACATTGCCACAGAGCTACAACAAGCAGAACTTGGAATAGTTTTCCATACAAGTTATTCAGGAAATAGTTTAGAAGAAATGTCTGCAAGTTTTAATGTTGATCTTTCAAAGCTCAACAAGGTATCTAGTGTTTGGTATGACGATGCATACATCAAAGATTTTACAGGTATAGTTAATCTTACCACAGGTGAGTACCAAGCAGTACAAAAAGCAATACAAGATGCAGAAAGTTACATTGGTAAGTCAGGTAATATATTTGATTGGCTAGAATCATCAGAACTTGGAAAGAATTTTAAACAAAAAGTACACGCCAATCATAATAATATGGTCAGGGCAGGTACAATTACACAAGACCCTAGTGCATTTTTTAATAACTTTGCAAAAGATTATGAAGGCAGAATTGAAAAAGAAATTTCCAATTTAAAAACTGGAAGAGATGGTCCTGCAGGACAAAGAAAATTACTTGCATTGGAACAATGGAACAAAACTTATTTCGCAAATAAAAATAATATTGAAGCTTGGTATAGTGCCTGGTTAAAACTTACTTCAATCAAGAATACATTATATCAGAAGTTAAAAAATATTAAAGCCATTGATGCGTTTGAATTACAAGGCGATGAGTATGTTGTTAGTGACCAAGAAGGTTTCGTTGCAGTTGATCACGTGGGTAATGCAGTTAAGATTATTGATAGATTAGATTTTAGTAAAAAGAACTTTGCTAAAGAGTCAGTTCAGTATTCATTTATCAATAACATCACAGAAAGTAGAGCTTTTAGATCTAGACAAGAATTAGGAAAGTTTTCAGCACCAGAAATTGGTAATCTAGTTTACGGTTATATGTTAAGTTTAATCTTAATGCACAATGAGTACAAGTATCAGAGAATGGCACAAGACTATTCATCTAGAACATTGAGTTATAACAATTTTGATTTTTTTAGATCAAATGGTACTGATTTATATTTGTTATTACATAGTATATTTGGTAAAGGATCAATTATACAATTTAGTAATGATGATTCCAGTGACAAGTATGTTGAAAGATTGCAATCAAATGTATTATCAATAAAGAGTCTTTTAAATTTAATTAAACAAGACAGTCTACCAAACTTAGGTAGCATCTTAATGAGAATGGAACGTGAATTAAAGATAAGTGATTCAGTTCTAAAGAAGTCACGTAGGATGATTAGTGATTATTCTAGACTTAAACAAAAAGAAAGATATACTTTATTAATTAATCTAGAACAGTACATTAGAAAAAATGTACCAAAGAGTGAATTGTATAGCATACTCCAACGTATGAACAAAGAAAGACAGTTAACTAATCGTGTTACAGCACAACCATCGTTGCCTAAAAATATTGCAGTGGGGGCCAAGTAATGTATTCTTACAATAGTGCTAAGAATTCGTATGTTAAAATAGCAAATACATTAGAATTATACAAGTTTGAAACAAAAATTAAGTTAACACACAATCCACCTAATTTATTAACAGATAGTGAAAAAGACTTTGATCATTTAACACAGCTAATTGGTGTTTATGGTAAAATATTGTTCTTCACTACTCCATTACTTGATAGTAAATCTACGTGGCAGTTTAAATTTGGTGTAGAACAGTCGGATTTGTTTAAGTTCAAAGATGATAATGTAGGAGTATTAACTAAAAGATTCAATAATCTTATTCTCTTTGGTGATGTTTTAATCACAGAAGGAGTAAATACTAATACTTGGATATCTAAGATATAAACGGAGCATAATATGGACAAAAAACCAGAAACATTGAAACAAATACAAATATCAGAAGATAAAGCTAAAGATATTGAATTTAACAGTCTTGAAGTACACGTAGCCATATCACGTCAACGACACGACGAAATCAATTCTAGATTTGACAGGGTTGAGGCACATATGGAAAAACTAGAGGGTAAAATGGAAAAAGGTTTTACTAAAATTGAAAAAATCATTATGTGGACAGCTGGAACTATGTTTTTTACAATGCTTACGATTCTATTAACAACAGTATTTGGAGCAAAGATATTTTAATATGAAGATAGTAGAAGTAACAGGAACACCGCAGATATTTGGCAAGTATGGAAACACTGTCAAAAGAAGATACAGGTGCCAATCCGGTCCTAGAAAAGGACGTATTGTGGCAGACCCGGCGACTTGTTCTGCTCCTATCAACATACAAAAACGAACAACAATGAAGAATACTCGTAGAAAGCAAAAAGGAATTCAAGCCAAACGTGCTTCTTATACTAAAAAGTATAATCCAACTGCGAAAATAGTTAAGAATTTAAATAAACAAGTTAAATCTAGACGTAGAGCTAGTCCAATGAAGTTAAAGAAACGATAATATGATAATATCTGAAATTTTACCAACTAACGAAACTAGAATGATCTTTGGCCGTAAAGGCAAAAGTGTGGTTAAAAAGTATCGTTGCAGTTTTGGTCGTAAAAAAGGTCGTATTGTTTCTAACCCAGCTGTATGTAGTGCCCCATTAGATATTAAAAAACGTATGATTATGAAAAAGATGAAAGCTAGAATGGGTGCTAGGCTACAAAGAAAAATAAAATTTACTAAAAAGTTTAATCCTGCATCTCGTAGAGTTGCATCGTTAAATAAATCGTTGAGAAGATAAAAATGTCTGAATTAAATAGAAATATGCAAAAACTTGCCGAAGATCTTGATAAAAAAGAGGCTTTAAGCAAGACAATTAGTGCTATGGTCAACATAAGTGAAAAAGAAGTTTTAGATAAACTAATAAAAATGAGGTTAGGGGATTATTTAAACTTGCTTTCTAGTGTAAGATCAAGTAATATAAAACAAATAAAGCAGAAATTAGATTTAGATGAAAATAAAAAACGATATATCGACTAAACAAGATAGAGCATATCCAAATTATGCCACAGCAAAAATGGCTTTAGAACACTTTAGGTTTATAAGTGTTTTACTAAAGTATGATGGCATACCTCAGAGCTATGTTAATCATATTCAAGATGAAATTTATAGATTTGAGAAGATTAAAAATCAAACTAAACAAACCTATGATCATATACAGTCTTGTAGACACAAAATTGATTCAATAGTAGAGAGAGCAGTAGTTAAGAGTCTAAATGAAGAATCTTTTAAGATTGCAATCAACACTAAAAAAACCGATGATGGAGTAACGATTGGCGATTATTTAATCAAGACAATTAATCCTTCAAAATCAAGATCTACGATGTACGATATTGTAGACTTAGGAACTGGATCAGATATATATTATGGTATTTCACTTTATGAGATAGCTTTCTTGTTAACAATTAATACAATTAATAAGTTAAAGAAACACTCAAAAGAGAATCAAGAATTGCTAAAGAATAACTTGCAGTATCAACAATTACAAGACTCAATTAAGCAAAATCAGTCTAAATATGACAGCAAAGACAGTACTAAACTTGAGCAACAAGCACTAGAACCTATTATCACTGGGTTAAAAAACCAACTTTTAATAGTTAAACAATTAGTTAATGCTCAATACAAACTCAAGATTAACAGCTAAAAGGTATAAATAATATTGTTATGAAATTAAATGATCTACAATCGACTTATCAAACTAAAATGTCCAAAATCAATAACTGGTTAGCAGAGACTTATGGCTTCAAAGTATACGATCAAGTTGAACTTGAAAAACTTTATACAGTTAAAACAAATTTAGATGCACAACGTGAAGTATTAAAGCAAAGTCTTCCGTTTAATACCTATCTTGGAGATCCGGAATACACTAAGAATGTTCTTTTAAGTGAAGCAATCGTTTTAATGATTGGTCAAGTTCCAGACGAAGATGTTTCTAAAATGCAATCTCAAAATAATGCGGCAGGCGAACAATCACCTATCTCAGGAGATGTCAATGAAGAATTAACAGCGGCACAGAAAAAATTACCACAAGGTTTACAAGATGCTATTGCTAAGAAGCAAGGTGGCAAAAAAGAAGAGACAGCTGAGCAAGTTACTGAAGATCAAGATTTAGAGAAAGCAGAAACAGTGTTAGCAAGTCAACAGCTTGTAGATGATTTTCAATCAATGATTGAAGACTTAGGTAAAATGCAAAACGAAACACTTGGTGCTTTAGTAGATAAAATGACAAATGAATTTGGTGCAGATGCGGCCGCTAACTTTAATAACAATATGATGGGGACAATAGATCAAATGTTAGAGATGGCTAGACAGGCAAAAGAATCAGCACAGAACGAAGTATTAACATTGCAAGGTGAAACACCAGCAACGTCAATGACAGCGGACGAACCAGAAGCTGAACTAGATAATGACGACAGTCTAGAAATAGACACAGGTGCTGAAGAACCAGCATCAGGAGATGATTCAGCATCAGGCCCATTAGATGAGCCACTTGGCCGAGCCAAGAAAGACTAATGCGTATCCAAGAAATCACAGAGAATTACTTCGGTGAATTAAAAGCCGATGCTCAAAACTTATTGATGAGTGCGTTAGCAAATGGTGAAACTGAAATATCAACAGACAGTTTAGTTAAAGAGTTAAACCAAATGAGTTACAGTGTAACAGCACAGTCATTGGGTGATCTTTTTAAAGACAGTAAACTGGTAAAAAGTATCAACCCAGATAAAATTTTTCTAAATACAGATAATAATTTGACACAGTACAGTAAAGATGCTACAATGGATAATGATAAGAAAGTTGCCGATATGGCAAAAAAAACCATTGATAGAGATCTAAAGTGAAATTATTAGTAAACAGAATTCCATATAAAAAATTAAAAAGAACAACAATAGAAGGCAAACGTTATTACGTTGGCGAAGGTACTAAACCTGTTCCTAGTGTCACAACAATATTAAGTGCCACGAAAGATATGACGGCCCTTAATGCTTGGAAGAAGAGAGTTGGAGCCGCAGAGGCACAACGTATTGTAACTGAGTCAGCAAACTTAGGTACAGTTACTCACAAACATTTAGAATGTTATATTGAAGGAGTAGATAGACCCGCCGGATCAAACCAAGTTTATCAACAAGCAAAACAATTAAGCGATATCATCATTGAAAAAGGTATGTGCAATATTGACGAAGTATGGGGAATGGAAGAAGGTTTGTGCTTTCCAAATTTATATGCCGGAACTGCCGATATGATTTGTACTTACAAAGGACAACCTGTAATAGGTGATTTTAAAACAAGTCGTAAAGTTAAAAAACGTGAATGGGTTGATGATTATTTTATGCAATGTGCCGCCTACGCCTTAGCACACAACGAATCATATGGTACAGATATACAAGCAGGACTTATTCTTATAGTGTCACACAGTGGTGAATACCAGCAATTTTTCGTAGAAAAAGACGAATTTAAAAAATATACAAATTTGTGGCTTGACAAAGTGGAGCAGTATTACAAAATCGCTAAATAGTTATATTAAAAGGTACACAAGATGACAACGACATATGTAAGATTAAAAAATCGTAGAGGAAACAAAGCAGACCTACCTAAGCCATTAGCAGAAGGTGAGTTAGGATTTGCATTAGACACACGTGAATTGTATATCGGCGGTGGATCTCAGAGCGACAAGAATCGTATGGTGCAGGTCAACAATTATGTTAATGCACAGTCATCAGTACAGAGTGATCTTGACAACAGACTATCAGTTTTTAAATTAGCAGGAACAGAAAGTTTTTTAGGTGATGGCACAAACGCAAACACACTAACACTTAAAGGTGGAACATTAAGTATTCCAACTGGTGCCACTATTGCCTCAACATCTGATTTCTACGTAATCAAATACGACTTAGATAACTTTCCAACATTTTTAGATCCAAGTGCATATTCAATGGGTAACATTGGAGCAAGTACTTTTGATTTTACTTTTACAAGCACTAACATACCAGAAGCAAACACAGTTATCGTGGTAACAAAATGGACAGAGTTGCCAACTCGAAGTGCAATAGCAGGTGCATTGCCATTGTTGGAATCAGACAAAACATTGGCAAACAATCAGATCCTTGTTGACTATTCTACAGGTACTGGTTTCATTGACACAGATTCAGATTATACACAGACACAAGCCAAGACGGCCTTGGAAGCATTGAATCAAATTTCTACAGCAGATACAAATGCCAGTTTAAGCATACTTGGTAATATTACAGACTTACCACACTCTGTTAGGAAACTTACAATCGATGGCGATATGAAAATTGATTTAGATTCTCCGGATCAGGCAAGTACAATGACTGCGTTCCTTAATAATTCTCAA